CACGAGATCGCGCCGAGGTCTAGCAATCTGTTTGCGTCCTTGATTCGATCCTCTAGGATCTCAAACGGCGTCCTAAGCGAGTCAGCCAGGGCCGCCCCCTCGTCCATGACCTTTTGCTTGATCTTCTGGCTGGCCTCGATCGCCTTCGCCAGCAAGCTGTTGATCACCATATTGTGAGCTTTGGTCATCTTGGCAACGTCATAGCTGCCGTCCGCGTTCTTGAATCCGCCAGATTCAATCAACTCGATGAATTTCCGCGCGTTCGCATCCATGCCACCAAATTTCGCCTCTATACTCATCGCCTGAATGAACTTTGTGGCCGATGCTGCGGCGTCCTCGAAAGCGTTGGTTGTCTCGTTCACGATTGCGTTGAGTTGTTCCGTTTTATCGATAGCCTTCCCGGTGCTCGTCGCGATGTCCTCTGTGGCGGATGCGGCAGACTCGCCGAGCTTGTCGTATTTCGCGAACAAGTCGACCAACCACGTCAGCTTCTTAGAATGCCCCGACAACTTATCCCACTGTTTGACCAACCACGACACGGCGCCGGCCGCGCCCTGTATGGCATGCGCGAGACTGAGGAAGATTACACCCAGTTCGTCGAGCACGGGCTGCCCAACTGCGGACACCAGTTCAATGAACGCGTCTTTGAGTTGCCCGAACCCCTTGGTGAACGGCGGTAACTGCTTGCTCGCCACCTCGTCCGTGATGCCGCTCAGGTCGCGTGTCGCCTGTTCGGCTTCGCGCATCTTCTCAGACATACCAACCAATACTTGAATCGAGTTGACGCTTTTCTCAGAGAACCCCAATTGCATAAGCGTCTGTTTTTTCATCTTGTCGGACATGCCTTCAAGACGATTTTCGATGTCGCTAATGATGTCGGCGAAGTTTCGCATCTCTTCCCCGGCGTCATAGACAGCAATCCCATTGGCCTCCCACGTTTTCGCGTGCAACATGCTCTTGGCCTGTAGTTCACGCAGCACAATAGCCATCTGTGTTCCGGCCTCGGCGCCTTTAACGCCCTGGTCCGCGAACGCGGCAAGCATCCCGATTGCCTCTTCGATGTCTTTGCCGAGAACTCGCATTGCGGCCCCGGCCTTGTTCGTCAGCGCCTCGGAAAACTCAAGCGTAGACGCATCCGCCAGAGTGTTCGCGGCAACCAAGGCGTCTGTAACCCGCACGAGGTTTGCCAGGTTCTTCGCGGGGTCTTCTGACTTCATCCCCAGAGCGCTTTGTGCATCCGTTGCCAGTGAGGTCGCCGTGGCCAGATCGAACATTCCTGCCTGGGCGAATCTGGTGACAGCGGGGAGCGCCTTAATTGACTTGGCAGCGTCTAGGCCAGCGGAGGCGAGGAAGTAGTACGCTCCCGCCACCTCTGTCGCCGAAAACTTGGTTCGGAACGCAACATCCCTCGCCGTGTCCGCCATATCGCGCCGCATCGACTCTGACAGATCGCCCATGATTGCCGTGGAACTAGCCATGGCCTGATTGAATGCCTCAATCGGGCGCACGGCACGAACCGCCGCGTACATCACCCCAGCAGCGATCGAAACCTTGCCCATGGCGCCAGCGAGCGCCGACAACTTTGTGGTCGATCCAGTAACCTCGCCACGGAACCGGCGCACTCGATTGCCGGCCTGATTCATTCCAGTGTTGAACTGGGAGCTATTCAGGCCGAGCAGAACGTTTAGGCGTCCTATCGTTGCCATTGGCTATTCCTGGTGAAGGTGGGAACATCTGCATGAACCGTGCATGGATCGCCGCCTGCGTCTGCTCCTGGGTTTCTTCGCAATCAACACACTCGTCGTCGTCGCTGGGTTCCGGACTGCTCACGAACGCGTGTAGCCACTCTTGAATCTGCCAGGGCGTTACCTTCTCACTGTCGAACTGAAGCCAGCCAAGCCAGGCAATTGCCCGCATCAGTGGCCCGTGTCCGATCGGGCCTTCGACCTGCTCGAACGCTTGCCAAAACGTCACTTCGTCGGCGTCCATCGACCGTAGCACCTTGGCTACACTCGGTTCGCCACACGCTAACGCCAAGCGACCATACAGCCTTAGCTCTGGTCGCTCTCGGAGTTTCCCACCATGTCCTCAAGGTCGGAGTCACTCCAGCCCATCAACTCAATTACGCGGTCGCCAATCCTGCCAACCGGCGCCGCTGCTTTCTTGCGCAGCTTCCGCACCGCTTCGCGCACCTCTTCCTTGGCCTGGCAAGTGAACAGCCGAAACCCCTTTTCGTCACATGCGAAATCAACCATGAGCCGCTCGCGCAACTCATCGAGGTTCATTTCGCGTTTCTCGACCGTTTTGCGGCCTTTGCGAACACGCTTGACCTTTTGCATGCGCTCGTATCGTTCACGATCCTCGCCGCTTGGGGTCAGCACGTAGACCCCAGCGCCGGCCCCTGTCCACTCCGGGGTCGGCACCCAGTTGTCAAGGTGCCCGCGATCCTCTGCGCCTAGAATCTCGTCGGCAGTCAGACATCGTTGCTCTGGTTCGCGCACTTCCTCGCGACACTCGCCGACATCAGCGCTTTGCTCACACGCCATCACATCCTCCCTTGGTGTCGATTAGACGGTTGACCAGGCTGGTGCGCCGGTCACCTTGAATTTGATTGCCTCAGCCATTTTGTCGCCCAACGATCCACTGAAACCGCCCACCTCTTCCACGTTCGCCGGAATCGCCAACGTATTCAGCGTGATGCCGGTATTGGTGAACGTGAACGTGAGATCGCCAGCTTCGCCAGCCGAGGGCCGAACGTTATCCGTGTCGAAGTGGAGATCCAGCGTCACGGCTTGTCCGTCGACCAAACCGGACAGAAAATCACGGTATCCACCAGACGTTCCCTGGTGTGTCACGTCGATTTGATCAGCCTTGTCCGGATCCTTGGACGGTTGCAATAGTTCAGCGGTCAGCGTCCCGCTGTCATCGCCTGCCCAAACCACACTGATCCCAGTTGAAATAAGCGCGCCCATTCGTCATGCTCCTACGAGAAGGTTGGAACGGTGGTTCTGTGCCAGATCACCGCATCGGTCGAAATGTGATAGGTGTGGGAGTCGCTCCCGTCCTGCGGCCACTCGGCGGCATCGGTGGCGTTCTCCAGCGTGATCAAGTCGATAGTGGTTGCGTTTCCGCCGCTTCCAATCGACGTTGCCTGCATCGTGTGCAACTCTCCACGCAACGCCGCATAAATCGCTTCTGCTCCGCTGTCTGTCGACGCCCAAATGTCAAACTGAATGCGACACATGGCCAGACCAGACGCAGCCGCTTGATGGTCCTCGTCCACGCCGCTCACGCGAAAATACGTAATTGCTGGTAGCGCCGAGCCGGTGTTGCGTCGTCCCCGAAAAATACGAGCAGCAGGCACCAACGCGGTCATCGTTGATTGCGCGGCAAGGTACTGGTGTAGTGCTGCTTTGAGGCTCATACGCCCTCTTGCTCCACTCCCTTGGCAAGTTCAACCACGATTACCGCACGTGTGCTTTGGCGCGTTTCGTCATACGCTGGCCGCAGGAACGGATGTGGCCCGGCCGGGTGCGGTCCACCGTGGCCGTTTTCTACTAGGTGCGCGATCTTCGCCGGCACGTGTTTTTTCCCGTCTGGATCAATAAACGTGAACTTGTGGCCAGCGCGGGGGCCAACAACAGACACCACGGTGTGGTTTCCGTACGTCCTGCCCCTCTGGCCAAGGCTGTCAGCCAAATGCCCATACCTGACGGGCACATGCGGCTTGGCTGCAGACACAACCAGGCGCCCCGCTTTGGTCAGTGCGCGGCGCCCATGCTTCTTCTGCATCTTCACCGGAAGCAGATCGAAGTTTTTCAGCAGCGCCATGTCGCCAGTGAGTTTGATCATTCCATTTCCACCGCTTCGCACACTAGGTCAGTTGGCCTTGCCTCCGGTTCCCGTCTCGGTGGCCCAACGAGGTGAAACACCCTGTCACCAATTGACAATCGAGTCTTGCTTGTGATCCCTGACCTGTACCGCATTCGCACGACATGCGAGGTTTGTGCCTGCACCTGCGCGGCCTGCGTGA